CAGTAGATAAAGACTTCAAGGTCAAAAACGGACTAGTCGTAACTAACGGCGGTAGTTTCGGAGGATCTGTAACAGTAGGAGAACCTACGCTAGATACACATGCTGCTACTAAGGCATATGTCGATTCAGTAGTTGGCAGCACCTATGTCGGATCCACCGCTCCCCAATCACCAGAAGATGGTGATATGTGGCTTGATGAATTAACATCAAGAATTAATGTTTATTATTCTGGATCATGGATTACTCTAGCAGCAATTGATGATACATTAAATCTTCCACAGCATATCCATGATACTGCTATCGATGGAACTGGTTTTATTGTTTCTCAGTTTGTTAGTGCGGGTAGTTTTAATGATCCACAAGGGTCTCCTGTAGAGGGGGGATCCTATAACACCAACTCGTGGACATCTGTTTATGATGGTGGTGTAGCGATAGATAATTTCAATTAAAAATTGATGTTATAATAAGCGAAGAAATACAACGGTAGAAATACCAAGAGGAGAGATAAATGGCAACAAGAATGCAACAGCGCAGAGGTACCGCAGCACAGTGGACTGGCGCTAACCCAATTTTAGCAGCAGGTGAAATCGGTTTTGAAACTGACACCAACAAATTTAAGATAGGTAACGGCTCTTCAACTTGGTCAAGCCTTTCTTATTATGCATCAGCAGATGATTTAGCAGACCTAATCGATGGTGCACCAGATTTATTAAATACTCTTAACGAATTAGCAGCAGCCCTTGGCGATGACCCTTCTTTCCTCTCTGACCACGTAAACGGTACTACCAATGTCCACGGAATTGCTAATACAGCAGATCTTGCTACACAAGATTTTGTTACTGATGCAATTACAAACTCAACAGTAGATCAGTCAGCCCTTGCTGGTACAGGTATTGACTGGAATGCTGGTACAGAACAATTTGATATTGATAATACAGTTGTTACTCTTAATGGTACACAAACATTAACAAATAAGACACTCAGTGGCGCAGACTTAGGTGGATCATCTACTGCACAAACACAGTCAAATAGCGATAACTCTACTAAGATTGCTACAACTGAATTCGTTCAAACCAAGATTGATGGTTTGATTAATGGTGCTCCTGGAGCACTAGATACATTAAAGGAACTTGCTGATGCAATCGGAGACGATGCTAACTACGCTGCAAGCGTTACAACAGCACTTTCTGAGAGAGTATCAAAGGCTGGAGATTCAATGACAGGTGCCCTAACATTATCTGGCGCACCATCAGATGATCTACATGCAGCAACAAAGGGTTATGTAGATTCTGGAATTGGAGCACACAATGATGATCATACAAATGTGCACGGAATTGCAGACACAGACGCTTTGGCAACAAAAGACTATGCTGAAGCACAAGTAAACACACACAATTCTGATACAACAGACGTACACGGTATTTCTGATACATCAGCGCTTGCTACAAAAACATATGCGGACAACTCATCAGATGATGCCGTAACTGCACATAATGCATTAACTGCAAATGTTCATGGCATTAATAATACCGCAGAACTTGCAACACAAACACAGGTTGCTACTGCTGTAACAAACCATAATGGAGAAACAGAAAACGTACACGGTATTACTGATACAGCATCACTAGTAACATTAACAATTCTTGGAGAACACAATTCTGATACAACAAATGTACACGGAATTCTTGATACATCAGCATTAGCAACAACAGCAGATATATCAGATCATAGTTCTGCAACTGAAAATGTTCACGGAATTGTCGATACAGCAGACTTAGTTCTTACAGATGATGTTCGTTTGTCTGACACAAGAACGCCAACAGATAACACAGTTTCAACAGCAAAGATTGTTAACTCTGCTGTAACTGCAGATAAACTTGCAGGAGATTCTGTAACAGAAAGCAAGGTTGCTGACGGAGCAATTACATCTGGCAAGATTGCAAACGGTACAATTGTTAATGCTGACATTAATGCTTCAGCAGCAATTGACTGGACAAAGTTAGCAGTATCTTCAACAGTATCTGAGACAGAACTTGGATATCTTGACGGTGTAACCTCTGCAATCCAAACACAAATCGATGGCGTACCTGGCTTAATTGCAACTGCCAAGTCAGAAGCAATTGCAGATGCAACAGCACAGGTAAATGCCGTAATCGCTTCAGCACCTGCAGCACTTAATACTCTTGATGAGTTGGCTGCTGCACTTGGAGATGATGCTAACTATGCAGCAACTGTTACCACAGCACTTGCTGGCAAGGTACCATCTGCTACAACTATTTCACAAAAGACAGACTCATATACATTATCTTCAGTATCAGAAAAAGATACTTTGATTGAAATGGGTAAGGCTACTGCACAGACAGTTACAATTCCAACAAATGCAAGCGTTGCATTCCCAGTAGGTACATCATTAGATATTCTACAGACTGGTGCTGGACAGGTAACTATTGCTGGTGCAGCAGGTGTTACAGTAAATGGAACACCAGGTTTGAAGTTACGTACTCAGTGGTCATCTGCAACTCTCTTTAAGAGAGCAACAGACACTTGGGTTGTAATGGGCGACCTATCAGCGTAATAATATTTTAAATAAACAAAGGAGAGTAGCATGGCATCAAGTAAAAGAAAAGGTATTAAGTCCTCAGCGCAGGATAACTTTTTACAACCAGATCCAGTCACAAGTTTAAGTGCTTCAAATGTAGGCACAGGACGTGACTATGGTAATGGTGCTGTTGACCTTTCTTGGTCTTTGCCTGCTACTTCTCCAGCAGCAACATCTTATACAATTACAACAACTCCAGCAACAACAACAGTGGTCACTGGTAATGCAAATACAACATACCAATTTACTGGCTTATCTGGAGGAACATCTTATACATTTACAGTTGTAGGTACAAATGCAGCAGGTACTGCAAATCCAACAACAAGTTCTTCTGTTGCTGTTACTACAAAGCCAGGAACACCAAGTGGTGCCAGTGCATCTGCTTTATCAGCAAACACAAACAGAATTGAATGGTCTGCCCCAGCAAATGGTGGTAGCACAATTACATCATATACAATTACTGGTTCTGATGGATCAAGTTATACTGGTGTTACATCTTCACCATATGATGCTAACGATCCAGGTACAAATCCAGGATCACAAACTTATACAATTGTTGCTATTAATGCTAATGGTACATCTGCAGGTGTAACTACATCATCTGTTACAACTACCCCGCCATTCTTCCCATTCTTCCCTCCATTTTTCCCACCATTCTTCCCATTCTTCCCTCCATTTTTCCCACCGTTCTTCCCATTCTTCCCTCCATTCTTCCCACCATTCTTCCCGTTCTTCCCATTCTTCCCACCGTTCTTCCCATTCTTCCCATTCTTCCCATTCTTCCCACCATTCTTCCCGTTCTTCCCACCGTTCTTCCCACCTTACTTCCCATTCTTCCCGTTCTTCCCACCGTTCTTCCCTTACTTCCCATTCTTCCCGTTCTTCCCACCTTACTTCCCGTACTTCCCATTCTTCCCACCGTTCTTCCCACCGTACTTCCCATTCTTCCCACCATACTTTAGAGGTTGCGGATCCAACTGCGTATGCTTAGGAATTTGTATCTAAAATATGCAAAATTTAAATAGACATGCCTATGGAGAAATTAACACCTTCTCCAAAGGTATGCTATAATTAAAAAGTAAAAGGAGATAACTATGCATTTTGTACTAGCAGAAAATAACGACTCATCTTGGCAGGTAGTATTTGAATTTACCTTCTCTACAGATGAGAGAAAAAATATTTTAGATGCAGCACTTGCATCAAATCTCCCAATTACTATGATGGAAACAACATCTTTTAAAAATCAAGCAAAATCAGGGGCAACTTGGAACGGAACATCATTCTCTGGAGGACATGTTGCTGATGGAATGGAATATTTAGACTTGCCATCAGATGACGAATTCTGGTCTACAAGAAGAACATATTCTTTTATTTGTGATAATGTTATTATTGCAATGATTGTTGCAAATGAAGGCACTGCAATTGGCCAGTATTTAAATGAGCATCTTGCTAAAGATAATATTAAAATGATTAAGGTTCCAGAAGGTAAAAAGATTATGGTTGGAGAATCTGTTCAGTTTGACAGTTCTTCAAACACACTGCTTTAATAATTTCCTAACAGAACGGATTTATCATGTACGAATATGATGAAAACCAGAATCCATGGTTTACAAAAGATCGCTCAGAAACGGCATCAAATAGATATCCAACAAAAACATTGCCAAACGGCGTCATTGTAGAAAACCCTGGGCTTGGTTTAAACATTTATAGAAATGTCTTTTCTAAAGAAGATGCTGATAGATATATCAATACACTAGAGTCAAACCTAGATGGCAGCAAAGGCTACCGTTGGTCAGAAGCCCAAGTAACAAATTCTAATACGCCAATTAAAAGAGCAAGAGATTGTGTAGACTTTAAATTTAAGCCAGAAAATCTTGGCGCTAGGAATGATCAAAATGCCGAACTACTAGACCTACATAAAGAAATATATGATAAGTTAAAATTATGCATAGATGAATATGCAGCATATTGGGGAATTAATGTTATCTATTATGAAGCATTTAACTTTGTAAAATACGAAGGTGAAGGAAAGCATTTTAATATTCACGCAGACCATGGTCCAGCCTATAATGCAACCGTCTCTGCGGTTATTTATATTAACGATGACTATGAGGGCGGGGAAATACAATTCCCAAGACTAGACGGATATACACTTACTCCAAAAGTTGGAGATATTGCTGTGTTCCCATCTAACTACATTTATGAGCATGCATCTCTTCCAATGAAGAGCGGTACAAAGTATTGTGTCGTAATTATGACTGACATTAATGAGTTAGGCCATAAGTAGTGAGTATAGATTATAAAAAAATACTTTTTAAATCATACAGACCCTGGCTAACTAAAGAAAGCAAGTCTGTTCCAACACCAACACAAAAAGAAATACCACAGTGGTATAAGGATGCAGATAGGTTTGCAAAAAATCCATTTAATGGAGAATATTACAAAGCACCAAAAGAGGTTTGTCCATTTCCTAAAGCAGGAACCACAGATGACTACGGCATGATTCCAACATGGAAAGCCTGTCCAGCAATTTTAGATGCTTTTATGACTGGATATGTTCTTAAAACACCGTGTGATCTGATTTTTTCAAAAAATGTTACAGGTTCCCTGGACGTTAAAGTTGATAATCCAATGTATCAAGATTTTTGTTCAGTAAGGCCACCTATGCCTCAGTTTGAACATCCTGCAGGATACTACAAGAGTCATTTTGCTTGGATGCCAGACTGGGGACTAAAACTGCCAGATGGATATAGTGCTTTATTTATGACACCAATGAACAGATTTGATTTACCATTTATGAATACAACGGGTATTGTTGATTCTGATAAGGTTGAATTATTAGGCAGTTTTCCATTTTTTATTATAGATGGTTGGGAAGGTACTATTCCAGCAGGTACACCATTTTTACAGGTTTTGCCATTTAAGAGAGAAAATTGGGAACACGAAATTGAGATATTAGATTCATCAAGCATATATGCTAAAATAGTAGATAACGCAAATATTTATCGCCAGCCAGATGGCGGGGTATACAAAGATAAAGTTTGGACAAGAAGAGAGTATAAGTAGAAGGAGATATCATGTCAACTTGGACAGATAAAGAGACATTAGGGTTTGGCATCACTTGCTATAGAGGTGTTATTAAGCCAGAACTAAATATTATAGAAAGACTAGAAAATACCCTAGGCTCACCAGCACCTTGGGGAGAATTATCTGAAGAAGGAAAGCAGTACCATTGGCTACCAGCATATGTTGGATATCAGCAGTTAATGCCAGACTATCGTGATTGCTATGACTTTAAGTTTAAAAAAACAGATATTGAAAATGATAAAAGTGAAGACTCTCTTCTACTTCAGCAAATTTGGCAAGACGTATATGATGCACAGGCACCAGTAGTTGATGATTATAGAAAAGACTATAACATCATGCCATTAAAGTATTGGGAAGCATTTAATTTTATTAAGTACGGACCAGGGCAGCACTTCAAAGAACACCATGATCATGGTTTTTCATACAACTGTACTGTATCATTAGTAGCATACATCAATGATGATTATGATGGCGGAGAGTTATACTTTAGATTACAGAATTTAAATATAAAGCCAAAGGCAGGAGACCTGTATGTCTTCCCTTCAAACTTTATGTATCCGCATCAGGCAATGCCAGTACACTCTGGTACTAAATATTCTATTGTCACAATGCTAGACTATAGCAGAAAGTATCATACTCCAGATATGTATGATCCAAAGTGGGCAAATGAATAATGCTAAATATTTCAGTTGAAAAATTATACGGCTGTAACTTTGATATTCAGCCAATGTCAATTAAAAGAGATTGGATGGATGTAACATCTGAAAAGCATGCATATAGATGTTTTCCTGTTACACAAGCAAACGTTGTTGGCTGGAATCTTTCTTGTAAAGAAGATATAGTATTTTTTTGGGATGGCATTAATGATCAAACAGATCAACACGTAAAAATTACTAGTCCTGAAGGCTCATATGCAGGTAGAGGTCAGTCATCAATAAGTCTTAATACATCATTGATTTTTAGGACTGACCCAGATGTAAGTATTTTAACGATTAATCCCGTTAATTACTTTAACGAAGATTTTGAAACAATGTCTAATCTAATAAGTACTTCTTTTTATGATAATCCATTGCCATTAGCACTTAAGGCAAAAAAGGCAAATCAAGAAGTTGTTATAAAGGCTGGAACACCAATTGCAACGATTATTCCAATTTCTTTAACCAATTTAAATAATACAACTATTGAGATTGTAGCGTATCAAGATCCAGATCGTAAAAGACAACAAGCAAACATAAATTATGGAACAGCAGCACAAGTCGTTAACTCATCTGGAGAATGGACAGACTGGTATCGTGAGGCAGTAGACGAAAATGGAACATCCCTTGGATCACATGAAGTTAAGACATTAAAACTAGATGTAGTAGATAGGTCAGGGTTTTGATGAGTGATCAATTAAAACCAAGCCACACAGATATTGTAAATCAATATATTGCTGACGCAAAAGCACAAAAGATTAATCACTATATTATAACTGTCTCTAGAGATGGAGAATCACCAGTCAGATCCATTATTTCCTATGACAATGTTGTAGATGCTGTTGCGGGATATCAAATGTATCAGGATGCTGGATTTGCAAGAAATTTTTTAACAGTTTCTTTATATGAACCATCTGGGAAAATTAATACCAAAGTTTTAAAAAGAAATCAGGCAGGGGATCCATCTTTTGTTAGACAAAACTACATTGATACAACTGATGCCCTATATGCTATCAAAGATAAACTTAATAAAGAAGACTATGAAAAACTATGCCTCAAAATCGCACAGTCATTTGGTAGAGATAACTGGCGTTTTGATGTCGAAAGATTTCTTACAAAACTAGAAGTGGAGGCAAAAATCCAGGAGCATTAACCTGTGATATAATCTTATTATGAAGCCAGAAGATGCAGTTTTAGCAATACGACACCCATCCATTACACCGTCAGGATTTTTCGGCAGTGGACCAGATAACATTATTGAATTACAAAACTTTATGACAGATGAAGAAGTTGATTTTTTAGATAATGCAGCAAGAAATTTAACAATCTGGGATATTACAGAAAGCCATAAAAATGAAAATGGTACCATCACCTATGATGCTGATTACTGGAAAGATAGAGTCTGCAGTGCTCCATCTTTAAATCAAAATGATCCAAAGATTGTTCCAGTTATTGTGGGTTTGTTTAATAGACTGCAACCAATTATTGAAGATTTCTTTAAGGTAAAGGTTCAGCCAACTGGACAAACAATAGTAAAGTGGAATCCAGGACAGTTCCAATTACCTCATGCAGATAAAGAACTGCACTCTGGACCAGATGCAGGAACGCCAAATGACTTTCCTAATTATGATATAGCAAGTTTATTTTATATTAATGATGACTACGAGGGCGGAGAGTTATATTTTCCAAACCAGGGTATACAGTTTAAACCTAAAAGAGGTTCCGCATACTTCTTCCCTGGAGATATGAATTACGTGCATGGAGTTACAGAAATACGAGAAGGATTTAGATATACCTGTCCATTTTTCTGGGAGATTTTAGAGCATACTGGAGAAGAGAAGCCAGATTTTAATAAAAAATATGATAGAATTTTCCCAAATGATGAGGCAATCAGACAGTGGGATCCAAAAAATGGGATTAGGAAGTGACTATGGAAGTATTAGAGATATATCCAAAGATTGTAGTTTATAGAAATGTTTTTGAAGATGCCAAAAAGGTAGAGCAAATTCTTAAAGACTCAACAAGTAATGACCCAGATAGACTTCTAAGCGAATGGACAAGATGGTCTATATTTGGCGATTACTTGAATCCAACAATTCCAGGTAATTTTCCTAGAGGATTTAATCAGCAAGCAATTGACGAATTGGAGGCAAATACTCCAGCACAAGAAGATCATAAATACTTCTTGCAGGAATTATGGAATGGTTACAATAAAGTTGGTAGAGACTATTTAGATAAATTTGGTGCAGAGTTTGGTTTTGATGAAGAAGAGATGACTGAAGACCAGGATGGCAATAGATTGCCTAGATGGCAAATGTATGGTCCATCTATCTGTAAGTATGATTCCTCTTGGGAACACCCAATGGCGATGACATATCATTCTGATTATATTAGAGAGCCAATAACAAGTCCAGGATATAAATTTGCAGTAACAGTTAATGCATATTTTAATGATGACTACGAAGGTGGTCAAATTGATTTCTATGCAGGCAATGAACTGTATAGTTATAAGCCAAAGGCTGGCGATTGGTTAGTATTCCCATCTGGACATCCAGAGGTATTAACTAAGGACGAGAAGGTATACTTACATGGAGTTGTTGCTCCAACTCAAGGTCATAAATATTTCTCTAGAATGTATTGGAGAAAGTATGCTAACGGTGCGCCAGAGTGGTTTGAAAAAGAAAAAGAATATGGCAAAGAAGTATGGGCTTCAATGCAGGATGAAATTATGGAAAAGTTCCGTAATTCTGTTCCAAATAGATTCGAAATCCCAGAAGGAGTGAGAATAAATAATGAATTTAACCAATAAGAAAAGAGTAAATAAGGACTTAGTTCTTTATGAAAACTTTATCGATGCTGATACTGCTGCAAAATTAATTAAGATTTTGGATAAGCATGCAGAGAGTGGAAAACTATCATGGACACCAATCTCATTCTATGAATCATATTCATCAGTGTTGCCTCAAGATAATGACGAGGACATTATTGCAGAAGGTTTAGCACCAACAATATTTTCTGATATGAAACAAGGAATCATTAATGCTGTTGCAAGTGTTCATGACCTTGATCCAAAGATTATTTGTCAAATTGGATATCATACTCAAAAATGGGAACCAGGAGCATATGCTCGTATTCATTCTGATAACACAGATGAAAAAGGAAACTCAGGTGCTTTTACAAGAAGTAGATATGCTGCGTTCTTATATCTAAACGATGACTTTGAAGGTGGTCTACTAAACTTCCCATCAAACGATGTTTCTATTAAGCCACAAGTTGGTATGCTTGCCGCATTTGATGGCGGGTTTAATAATATGCATGAAGTCACTATGATTACTAAAGGCGTTAGGTACACCCTAGGTTCATTCTGGGATGATCGTGAAGAAGATGCCTATCCACAAGAGTTAAGAGACGCTTGGGCTAAAGAGATGGAAGAAACAAGAGCCTATCAAGCAAAAGAAAAAGCAGAATGGCAAGAACTATTAAAGGAAGGGTATAAGTTAGACCCAGACGGAAATAAGTACAAGGTTGAGGAATAATGTCAATGCTATTTATGGAAAAAGAGTTTCAGGAAGCAGGCTACGAAACAAGTAGGTGGCGTGATGATATGGAAGTTCTTGTTGTCCATAATTATATGACAGAGGATGAATTTGCTCAGGTTTGGAAAGTTATTGATGAAACTCCAGAAGAAGATTGGTCAATTCATTACAGACAACATCTCAAGCAATTCTGCTTGGAAAAGTTTGGTAGAGATGACGTAGAAAATCTTGTTGCTGAAGGAAAGTACGAGATTACCCTTGGATGGGATGACAAAAATTATGATGTTTCTGGGTCCCCATTGGCGCTTAGTCTTCAAACAAAGTTTCACAATCTTTTACAGAAAGCAGATCCTAGTTTAGAGTTAGCAGGCTTTGCAACATTACAAAGAATGCAAGAAGGGGTTCAATTAAAGTCACATACAGATCAGCACACAGACCCATCAATTAAATATGCTGCTATACTATATCTTAACGATGACTATGCGGATGGAACCCTATTCTTTAAAAACAAAGATATAGATTTACGTCCAAAACCAAGAGACCTTCTTGTATTCCCAGGCAACGAAGAATATGAACACGGAGTAAGGTTTGTTGGAGCAGGTCCAGTAAGATACGTTTTAGTTGGGTTTGTAAAAGTAAGAGGCTTTTACGATAACAACAAATACTAAAGGAGTGGTTATGAATAAAGAAATACTAGAAGAAAAAGTTTACTACTATACAGATGTTATAGCAGATCCTAAGAAACTTGTTGCTGCGATTGACAACTTGGACTCAAGTGTTTGGGGCGAGTGGATGGCATGCAGTGGTTTAGAATATGTTTATGGAGAAAGCAAGGATATCTTGCCTAGACATATGAGAGATTCTGATAACGAAGAGTATGACTATATTTATAACACAATCAATGATGCTATGCATGCTGTAGCAAGAGACTATGCTGAGGCTATGGGTAATACTGATGATCCAAAACTTTTTCCAGTACACCCTATTAAAAAGTACAAGGCTGGAACCTTTATGGGAGCACACTTTGATCAGCAAGAAGGTGACGAAAGACTTAAGTATTCTTTAGTTATGTACCTTAATGATGATTACGAAGGTGGAGAGATTTCGTTCTCAATTAGAAATCCAGAAGGAGTAATTCAAGGTGGAACTCCAGCAGAAGATTTTGAAGTTGCAAAACAAAATAAGTCTTATAGTTTTGCTGTAAAACCAAAAGCGGGTAGTGTAATTATTTTCCCACCATCACCACCATATCACCATACTGCACACTTAGTTAAGAGTGGTTTTAAGTATATGGTTCCGCAACACTGGATTCACTAAAACCATAACCCTCAATAATACAATTAGAGTTTACAAAAAATAAAAACTCTGGTATACTTAATCAATAACAGTTTTTAAAGGAGCATATCTGTGTCTGATTTTTTTAGTTTTCGTTTGTCTGAAGAGTTCATAAGTGAGTATAAAACAAAGGAACCGCCATTTGGTTTTGCAGACGCTGGTGGTAATTCTTTAGGAGAGATTACATTTATTCGCACCTACTCCCGTATGAAGGAAGATGGAACTAAAGAAAGATGGCATGAGGTTTGTCGTAGAGTAATCGAGGGTATGTACTCAGCCCAGAAGAATCACGCAAAAGAAAACAGACTACCTTGGAATGACTATAAGGCACAGTCATCTGCAAAAGAAGCCTTTGATAGATTGTTTAATTTAAAGTGGACACCACCAGGACGAGGCCTATGGTCTTTTGGCACGGCACTTACAATGGAAAAGAAGAATTCAGCAGCACTACAAAACTGCGCTATGGTATCTACTAAAGACATTGATCGCAATGACCCAGGTGCTCTATTTGCTTGGACTATGGATGCCCTAATGATGGGTGTAGGTGTAGGGTTTGATACTGTCGGAGCAGACAAGAATTTGCCTATTTATAGCCCAACAGAGCCACCACAGGTATACGAAATCCCAGATACACGGGAGGGATGGGTAGAATCCGTTAGACTTCTTATAAACTCATATTTAAAGCCTAATATGTATATTCAGGAGTTTAACTATGACCTTATTAGACCTCTAGGAGCACCTATCAAGGGCTTTGGAGGCACTGCAAGCGGTCCTGCACCACTTATCCAACTACACAAGCAGATCACGTCTGTAATCGGCGGTAGAGCAGGAGAAACCCTAGATTCAAGAGCAATAGTAGACATCGTTAATCTCATTGGTACCTGTGTGGTATCAGGAAATGTCAGACGATCTGCGACATTGGCTTTGGGTGGAGCAGAAGATCAAGACTTTATGAATTTGAAGAATGCTGAGGTTTTTCCAGATCGTAACTCATTTGATCCAGAAAAGCCAGGTTGGGCTTGGATGTCTAACAACTCTATTTCTGCGACGGTAGGTACAAAGTACGAAGATTACGTAGACCTAATCGTTGATAACGGAGAGCCAGGATTCATTTGGCTTGACGTTGCTAGAAACTATGGCAGACTTAAGGATGCACCAGATGGTAAAGACTACCGTGTAATGGGATTTAATCCTTGTGCAGAGCAGCCATTGGAATCATACGAATTGTGCACCTTAGTCGAGGTACATTTAAATCGTCATGAATCCAAGGAGGACTTTCTACGCACCCTTAAGTTTGCCTACCTCTATGGCAAGACTGTAACGCTAATCCCTACACACTGGCAACAGACAAATGGTATTATGCAACGTAATCGTCGTATTGGAACATCACTTACAGGTATAGCATCATTCTCAGACAAATTTGGTTTGCCTGTTGTGCGTGAATGGATGGACGAAGGATATAACACTATCCGTAAGTATGATCATCAATATTCAGAGTGGTTATGTGTTCGTGATTCCATTAGAGTCACAACTGTTAAACCATCAGGGTCTGTATCAATTCTTTCTGGCGCAACTCCAGGAGTACACTGGGCTCCAGGCGGAAACTATTTCTTGAGAGCAATTCGTTTTGGGAATACTGACCCAATGATTCACTTATTCAAGGCTGCTGGATATAAGATGGAAGCAGACCTTGTATCTGCGAATACAACTGTCGTATATTTCCCAGTACATTCTGGACATGCAAGATCTGAAAAAGAAGTTACATTATTTGAGAAGATTGCGCTTGCTGCTACTGCTCAGAAATACTGGTCTGATAACGGCGTGTCTGTAACGCTTTCATTTGACAAAGAAACTGAATCAAAGCATATTGCGCCAGCACTTCATATGTACGAAGGACAGTTAAAGGCAGTTTCATTCTTGCCGATGGGAAATAAGGTATATCCACAGCAACCGTATACTGAAATTACAGAAGAAGAATATAACTCATATATTGGCCAAATCAAAAAGATCGACTGGTCTGCCATCTACGACGGAGCAGAAAATCTTGAGGCACAAGGCGAAATGTACTGTACTACAGATGCTTGTGAAATAAAAATATCTTAGTATGATAAAATAGACTCACAATGTCTACTCCGTCAAACCTATATGCAGAAAAAATATATGCTGAACATCCACAATTCATGTGGGCTTTGGATGATCAAGCAGATTATGTTTCTTTAATTTCTGAAGCCAATAGAGAAATATCTTTGTGGTCTATTGATAACGGAGCATCTATTGAAACAGAAGAATTGCTGGATGCACCATTTCCTAATAGCATAATTAACAAGATTACACCAGGTGCAGTTTTGGGTGAAACCTTTTCTACAACACTAGTAAGTCCAGAATTAGTAAATGTTGACGACTTAAACCAAGTACTCAAAACATTTTCTATAGGATCTTATTTTTATACAACAAGCCCTTACGCACTTAGTCTTGAAATTGGGTATAGGTATTATGATGATGCCTTAGAGTCTTATGTTGATGTTTTAAGACCATATGAAGTATCGTTAAAAGACAAATGGTACTTTATATCAGAAACCTTTAGTCCAGACTTTGATAATTCATCTATTAGACTAGTTGTTAAAATTAATTACTTGGGTCAGTCTACAGAACTAACCGATTATGTTTTTTATGTCAATGGAGTTACTTTTGGTCAATGGGCAGAAGAGTTTCAATCAAGTTCACTTGGAGTTTCAACTGTTACATTGCCAACCGATATTGCGCTAACTTCTTCAGAGGTTGTGCCAGCAGCAGCGTATGGTTTATCCGATACATA